GTTCTTCAACAACAACTTCTTCGGTTACCAACGAAACACCATTGTACTCGTCAATCTGATCTTGGGTGAAACGTTTTGATACAAACAACTCACCTGTCTTGGGGTCAGCCCAACCACGAAGGGTTGGGACTGCATTCTTACACCATTTAGGACATTGCATAATTACTCTCCGTTATTCCGGTGCTTTACCAGAAAGGATTTGACGGATGACTTCGTACTCTTTCATTTCTTTCTTCACAGTACGTTCTTTAGGTTCTTCGATCTTTTCCAACTCATCGTGGGAAATCTTATCCACTTTGTGTTTTGCCTTGAACTCTTTACCCTTGGGTGATTCTTTTGAATCAATCTCTTCGGGTGGAGTTGCACCTTTCTTCTGATCGACAGCTTCTTCAACCTTAGACCACATTTCGATGAATGCTTCACGGGTGTTTACTCGGTTGACAGATTCGATCTTAGAGATCTCTGCGGTAGCATCAGAAGTCTTAGGGTTGGTATCAGTCGCCTTCTTCTTCTTAATTGGTGTCTTTGCGTCACCTTCACCGTCCGATTCTACTTCTTCGGCATCATCGTCTTCTTTTTCTGCTTCGGTTTCACCTTCGTCTGCATCACCATCTTTCTTGGGTGGCATTTTCTTCTTAGGTTCTTCCTCTTCGTCCTTCTCTTCCTTCACGCCCTTGGCAGGTTTCTTACCACCGTCAATCGCGTCATCAGTTGCGGCACGTTTCTTGTGCAGGAACTCGTCAGAAGAATCAACATCTCCATCGTTATCGATGTCCTTGTCCTTACGATCTTTGAACTTCTTATCGTTCTCTGCATCGCTTACTGGATCAAGTTTCTTTTTTGCTTCGGAGACCATTGACAAATATGCCTCCATTGTACCCTTTAGTTCATTTGACATTTTTAGTCTCCGTTTTAGAACCACATCATTTTAACGATGGCGCCAATTATTGCAGCGACACCGACAAATGATAGTCTGTTGATGATACTCACGGTGTGAGCATTTTCGTTTACTTTAGTTTCAATAGAATCCAATTTCTGAGAAAATCGATTCATACGTTCAAAGTGATTTTGATTTTCTCTTTCCATAGAAAGGATCTTTTCCTCGGTACGTGCGAGACTAATCATAGCTTCGGCAAGTTTATCGATTTTAAGTTCAATTCTGTCTAATCGGTGATTAGATGTGTCGTTATTGGGCATCATGGATTCCATTTGATCTATTGGTGTATTTATACTAATTGTCAACTTTAGATCCCCCGCGCCACTGATAACAAGACCAATATCTTGCTTTCCATTTTGGGCCAGGGTTTGCACAATTGTGTCGTGCTCTAAAACTCTTTCTTCGGTTTGGATCGTCCCTTTTAATTGACATATTGGGATCACCGAACCTCACCACAACAACCTTACCAGATTCGTTCTTTACATATACTTTGAACTTCTTGTTAGGGTTCTCGGATGTACGAATGGGGTCATTAAGTTTGACCTTCTTACCTTGGTACTCGGACTCGGTTATTACCAAGTCTTCGAACAGGTCAGTGCATTCGCAGTGTTCATCTATTTCGTTGTAATGATTAAACTTCTTCATGATCGTCTATCCATCTTTGGACTTCAGCTTTAGCGGTGGCAACATTCTTATATCCAGTTACGGGGTATCTCGGGGTGTCTCCGCTCTTATCAAAGACCGTAGGCAACACTTTCTGACTACCGTCTTTATTGAACTTCATAGAGTCCATACCAGATAACCGAATCTCAAACTTACCATCCGAGGTTACGTGTTTAAAGATTTTCTTATTACCCGCATAACCATCAGGAACTTTCTTCCATCGGATCTTCGCTTCTGCTAAGAATTGACCAAACCTTTTCATATCAACTCACGTAGAAGTTGAGTTCGTATGGGTTCGTATCAGTGTCACGGTTGTAGACTTGAATCGACAGACCTTGACGTACAGGTTTACCGTTCTTAGTCAACTTCAGTGTATGACGTGTAGTCTTACCACGGCCAGGTTTACCCTTACCCGTAGTTACTTGATTGAACCAATCGTCTTCTACTACTTCAAACCCTTTCTTCTCTGCTTGTGATTTTGCGTGTTGTACTGCGGCAGAGTAAGTCTTGAAATACAAATCGGCAGATGAGTCTTTACGTGCTTCTTCGATAGATTCTTTAAGACCACGCTTTTTCATCAGTGCATGGTCAACTTGCTTGAGCAAATCTTGAAGTTTAACTACTTCGGAATCCTTGGTAGTCTTCTTCTTGAACTTAATGAGATCGTCAATCTGAGACAAGAAAGATTTACGAGTCTTCTGTAAGGACGCTTTGTCTTTACCGATATACTTGTTTTTGTATGATGGAGATAATGCTTCATCAACCGACTCTTTCATATCTTTCATCAGTTTCTTCACGGTCTTGAGGTCAAGTCCAAGTTCCTTAGCAATCTGCGCAGCAGGTACCTTCTCTTGAACCATCAGATGGAAGTCAGACATCGCACCTTCATCAAGTCCTTCGGTCGCAATCAACTTCCAACCTTGTCGTTTCATCTTGTCGGCAGTCGCACCATCGACCTTACGGGTCATGTTACCTTTCTTGACGGTGTACTTCTCAGCACCTTCCGCAACAGATTCTTTCTTGACAGGTAGACCTTTGTGTTTGGTCTTTGCGAAGTCTTCGAGGTCTTTAGTAGACATAGAGTCTGCCATCTTCTTGACTTCAGGAGATACATCGTCCATCTCACCACGTTTGTAGGCGAGTGCCATACCCATCATCTTTTGTTGGGCTTGCGAGACAGACTTCTCTCGCAATTCTTTAAACGTCTTCACTTAGTGTACCTCACCACAAATATAGTGTCCTTGACAGTCTTACCTTTCGGTACACCACGGACAGCATTCTTTTCCATATCGTAACTAATATTGGCGACAGTTTGTTTTGCGAATTTACCATTCTTCAACCAGTGTGCTTTGAAGTCACCGTAGTTATCTGACTTAACAGTGTACTCGATATTGGGATTCTTTTTAGATAGGTCAACCAATTTCTTGATACCCGCATCACCCATATAGTATTCACCGCTTGTTTTAGATGTTCCGCCCAAGGTGACTACTTCGCGTTTCTCTCTGATTTGTTGAAATGTTTTCATATTATGCAAGATCCTTATCGTGGTTTAAATTGCCTTTCTTCTTTTTGACGATGAACGCATTGACTCTTGCGTGTCCCCATTGTTGTGGGGTAGTGCCAGGACGGTGTCCTGTCTTCCATGCTGCAACTCCACGTCGATATACTGTTCTTAATGTGTCTGGTGAGATACCAGACTTCTTTGCTTTCGCTGCGATACCATCTGGGCCTTCATCCAGATCTAGTGTATCATACATGGCATATCTCTTTTCGTCAAGGTATTTCTTGAAATTAATCATGGAGTCCACCCCCTCAACATGTCATGCAATACCCTATTATCCATACCGTTATAGGTCTTGGCTATCTGTTGAGCATAATACTCCGTGCTATGCGATAATTTGCCCTTACCTTCATTTTTCTTGCGAGTTAGAAGATTCTTCAAGGTCATCAACGCATGTTGGTATTGCTTTTTATTCGTCGTCTTAGACTTTAGTTTATCCATCATCCCTTCGTCAACACTTAGATTATCTTCTTCATACATGTCCTTGAACGATTTGGTATACTTGGAAGGTTTGGTCTTTGCGTTAGCATCGCCTGGCGCTGGGCCAGATTTCTTTGCTTTGAAGTGCGCATCACGTTTTACCTTAGTGGACTTTGCGAGTCCTTTGTGGTAACGTGCTGGTTGAGTTCCCTCACGATCCTTAATATCTGGATCTTGTCCTTCGTATTGCACAACAGGACTACTAGTCTTGAACCCTTTCTTACGCATGATGGTCTTGTTCACTACTTCGAACTCGCCGTTCTTATAGTTTACAACAACAGGGAGATTTAAGTCTGACTGTAAATCTTTCAGTACTGCTTCAGCGTCCCCATGCTTCTTTACGTCTTTGCCCTTATTCTTTGCGATTTTCTTAAACAGACGTTGAAGTTCAGTAACCTTAATAGAAGGGTTATTTCTCTTATCATTCATACGGTCTGCGAAGTGTCGCGTAAATTCGATGTCGATGTTGAACTTCTTCAACAAACGGTCACCAAACTTTTCTAAATCATTAAGTTGCCCTTGGGTTACGTCCTCAGAGATTAACTCTACAGACTCCAACCACTTGCGCATCTTCTTACCTTCGTTGGTTTCAACGATGACGTAGTTCGCACCTAGGACGGATATAGTAGCAACTTCATCACTTTCCTTGACTACTACCATATCCCCTACCTCGAACAGTTCGCCCGCAACAAACTTCTCACGGGTCTCTGATACTGTCTTTAATTCTAGGTGATTGCGGAATTCGTTGGCTTCCTTTAGTCCCATACCCTTGCGCACGTCATTGAATAACTTACGTGTGTCTGGGTTTGACATTGACTTAGGAACCCCCTGAGAGAATGAAACGAAATCATTCTTAGAAGCGTTCTCTCTTTGTTTGGAGGCAGACATTCCCTCAACTCCAGCAGAATCTGGATCTCTCTTACCGGCAGATACTACCTTAATACTCTTAAAGTTGTAGAAACCATGTCTGGCCTTTTGTCCGTTGTATTTGTTCAACAGGACATCGAATTCTGTAATGCGGTCGTCACCTACAACCATAGTTACGGACTTGTAACCTTGATCATACAATGCGACCATGGCGTTGATAGCGGTCTTCACCGTCTTATCCACCATGATATTCCGTGCATGTTTCGGAAACATCTTACGAGTATGTTTGATTTTATCGGAGTATGATAGCGGGTTCTTCTTTGCGTCCTGTGATTGGGACACAAATACTTTATAGTCTGCTTTCCCAGACTTCTTCGCTAACATATCCATCACCTTGCCGTGGCCAATCGTAGGAGGATTCATACGACCAAACGTGAAGTATACTTCTCGTTCTTCTTCAACAAGGTATTGACTAAAATTCTTAATCACTTATTATCGCCCTTAGACTTGCTTCTCTTTCGTTCGATTTCTTGTTTACGAACAACCTTTACAAGTTTTTTAGCTTGACGATCTATACGTGCCTGCACAGCAGGTCTTTCGAGTCTCTTCTCTATCTCTTTCTTACGGGCAACAGACATCTCACCCTTATCTTGACCCTTGGTTATCTTTGAGACCATGGCCTTACGCGCTTGACGACGAGCTCGTTTCTTTAGAGTGTCTAAAGATGCAAACTTTCGTTCAGAACGTTTACGCGCCATCGCGATTCGCGCTTTATTCTTTTTCATCCGCATCGCCATCTTACGGCGTTGAGACATATCTAGAACTTCAGATACTAAATCTTTAAATGACAACATAGTCATCTATTCCTCTATTGGTTTATTCCATATTATTTACGGGTTGAATCCCAACCCTTTAATATATCTGATGAAAAGTTGTTGTATGAAAATTCCATACGGTCAACAAGTTTCACCGCATCACCACCAAGCGTATCAATTGCAACATATCCCTCTTCACCAGTCACTTTGTAACCATTAGAAGTCTTCACGAAAGTGTCAATTGCCTTTAGTTTGTCTAAACTATTTATAAGTTTTAATTTTACCAAAACTATTAATTTTTGCAGTTCGAACATTTTAACTAGGTTTTCACGGTTTTTTGCAGAGAAAAAAACCATTTCATCTGCATACTTCTGTCTCCACGTCTCTTTACCACGTTCAGACTTCTTACTATCAATCTCTTTCTTGTAGTAAGCTTGTCTATTACTTATAAGACCATTAACGTGTTTCTTTGAATCGGGAAGTAGTGCGCCCGCACGTACGAACGAGTTATTGTATGTCTCTATGGTCTGTGCGAGTTTAGGTGTGTTCTCCAATGTACGTAGAGTTGTACCGGACGTTTGTTTGAACAGAGTACCAATCTGTGTCAAAAGTTTGTTGACCTCTTTGGTATCTCTCTCCGACATTGTTGCTTTAGTAACATCGCGCAACATTGCATCCTGTGACCAGACGTTTCTAGACTTTTTCAGTTTAGAAACATCCACACCGTATGATGCCTTCATCGACTCGAAGTCCCTTCCAGTATATGTGGTGTGCCAGACGATACCAATCTTTGCATCACGTATTTCTTTCGCTTGGTCATAAGGTACTGCATATACGATTGACTGCGGGTGGAACACACTGTACTTCTGACCGTCGATAGTTTTAGTAGTCACGTCGCCATCACCGAACATAAAGTCTCCTTGGATAACACCTTTGATTCCTAACTCAGGTAGATACTTTAACGCATCCTTGAGTTTCGCATTGAGGTCACCAGAAGTGTCCGCATCGATGTCTGCATCGGTCTTGTAGACCTTCGGGTTCTTGTTGAAGATACCTTTCTTAGCAACGAAGAACTCTCCGTCACTTGGGTCGATGCCACAGAATACGGCAGGAGCACCGTCCCACTTAACTGAGACCTTTCCTTTACTCGAACCGGCCAACATATCTCGCAGACTACGCAGAGCAAAGATTGCTTGACGCGTACCATCGACCCCACCGTACAGGACTTTGTCCTCGATGTGAGTCATGTGCGTGTTCTTTTGTTCCGTGATGAAGTCTGCGAAGTTTTCCATTATGCTGGGTTGTCCACTAAAATAATATCGAATGTTGCAGATACCTGTGTTGCCTGACCAGCTTCAACGTCGATTTTAATGTCGTGTTTTTCTGGCACAACTAGAGGCACTGGATATTGAATATCCAGACTTTGTCCGCCTGCAGCATTTAAGTTTGCTTTGATTCGGAACACACCACCATTTAGAATCTCACGACAGAACAGACGGTATGTCATACGCGAGTTGGTCGATGCCTTATCAGAACCCAAATTGATTCCCAAGATATAACCAGTCTTTCCGGCAGGGACTGTGTATGTTGCCATCAACGTCTGACCCAGACCAGCAAGAATCTTTGCAGCAAGGGCGTCAGCCTGATTGATAATAACCTCACTTACATTTGTGGTGGTTGACATACTGACACGGAACACACGAGAGAATGTTAGAGTACCTGTACTACCAATAGCAATAACTTCACTCTGTATGTTATAGTCTGCATCAAGTCCTTCGACTATCACATCTTCACCAACTTGTGTTACAGACTCGATAGAAACCAAACCAGTTTCTGGGTATGGGTACTCGATATTATTGTCATTACCGTCCCACACTGTGCCTTCTGTTATGTCACCAGATGTCGCACCAAACTTATTGATGTGAAGGTATCCAGTAACATCTCCAGAAGCTAGAGGAATGTTACTCGCCGCGCCTGCCGTGTTTAGGATGTTACCGTCTTTGTCAGCAACCATCACCACTTCGTGGAGGTCTGCGTTGAATAGATTTTGTTGTCTTACTGCACTAAATTGTGCCATGATTTTCTCCTATTATCTATATTTAAAATCACCCATTAATCGAGTGGGATATCCATCCAATCCTTGAGTGTCTCTTATATTAAGTTTGAATTGATACGTCTTAGTTTGAAACTCAATATCAATACGTTTACCTTTACCAGTTTTACCACCATAGTATATCTTAGGATTCCCAACAAGGGTTGAGGCCTCTTTCATCGCTCGAACACTCATCTCTTTAGACTTAATGGTTCCCGCTAGTTTGTGTATGATATGATAATTGTGTCCAACACCACTTGCGAGGAAGTCTTCTAATTTTTTTCTATTGGGCAGTTTAGCATTCTCTATAACACCTTTCTCTAGTTCACCATTAAAGATGGAACAGAACAAATCGTTTTGAATACCGAACATTTCTAACAATGCTTTACCTTCCCTACTCGAAACACTTCCTTCTTGTATTTCTTTCTTGGTTAATACCTTCCTTACACCTAGATTGAAGAAGGTGGTGGTGGTACCCAATTTCAAACTAAGATATATTTCTTTGCGACCATCAAGGGTCAGTGTTATGTCTGTAACTGACTTACCCACATCATTACCAGTGCCTTTAGGATTAGTAACAATCAACTCTGGGGAATACTTTATAGGCCTAGGCGTATTTTCACCACCTACAACATCTACCTTAAAAGTTTTAGATTCACTAATATTGTAGGTCTTATCTAGGTCTTCAATAGCATCAAGCATTTTCTGGTCGGCTACACGTTCACCATCCCACCACTTGAGAATTGCATCTGCAAACTGAGGTTCGAATAGGTTACCACGGTTATTAACACCACGATTACCGGATGAGCCATTACCAAACTTAATCTTAACCTTACTAAGATTCGCGTCACGTTTTATTCTAGCAACAGTTGTATCTTCAGCCAGCATTCTCGTGACATTAACATTAGATTTCTTACTAAGGTCAATGTTGATAGGAGTATCCACCTCTTTAACTAAAAGGGTATACAGAGAGACAATTTCCGAAATATTTTCGTTCGGAAATCGATTCTTTTCTAATTCCATAGTCAACTCAGAAAGTGACTTGGGAAAAAATGTATATGCCATTGGATAGTCCTCTTTACTCTAAGTTAGTCCCTAGAGTATAACAGATACTATTTATATGTCAAGAGAATTTGCGGAATTTTCTTCGTTATATTGAGAAATAGTGTCTCTTAGAGGGCGCACCCAATTGTCACGATGTTCAACAAACACTTGAGGTTCGTGATTATCAACAGAGATAATTGTAACGAGTTGGGTGATAGGCATACCCGTGCGTTCTTCCCACATAATAGAGTAGGCAGATTCTTGCATGAAGTAGTTCTTAATCCAGTCAAGGCGCTTAGGTTTCATAGAGGTTTTGTAGTCAATAATTGACAACTTACCATCAAAGACACCGACGCAATCCACACGACCGGCAACACCCAAGTGAGTAGAGTACAAGGGAGCTTCTTGAGCATGGACGACAGACAGGCGTTCGTCGAGAATAGGTTTAATCTTTAGGAAAGAGTCTATTAGGTCAGGAGTACGTTTGGTCAACTTCATTTCCCCATTGTCGGGGTCGATTGCCATGTACTTGTCCCAATCAGGGTCATTGTTCACATACTGTTCACAGATTTCGTGAACCGCAGTACCACGCGTAGATGCGCGATAGGAGATACGGTTTGCTTCTTTCTCACCGACACGCGCCTTCCACTTCGCGATAGAATCACGAGATAAAATAGAAAGTACAGTGGTAATAGAGGGAAGGTTGATACCTTCGGGGGTTTCGTATTGACGACCGAACTGAGTAGTCACGGCAGTCATTTCTTGCAGTTCTATAGGAACATGTTTAAACATAGTATAATCCAATTCAATTTATACTGCTATTATATAACAATTGTATGGATTAGTCAATAGGTAAATGTGACTAATTTTACCAGATGGGTCACGTAAGAATCCTCACTAGTGCGGGGCTCTTGAAGGGTACCTAGGTGTATGGTGAACCTTAACCTGTTAGACTTTCTTAGGTCTTGACTGCTTGGCATATTTAACATGCACGAATGAGAGATCGCAGTGTACAAGTCAGGCGCGGTATAGTTGCGCTTTGTTCATCTCTTTGGTACCGAGCCCCGCACTGAGTGAGGAAACTGGTTGAAAAGTGGTGGAGGTATGCGGGATCGAACCGCAGACCTTCGCCGTGCAAGGGCGACGCTCTCCCAGCTGAGCTATACCCCCTCCAAAACCTTCCGAAACTACTTTGTCTTATTTATATCCTTTTCTTTCTTTACCGATTCAACTGTCTTTTTCTTCTTCCCGAAGATATTATCCCAGTTATCTCTACCTTGTTTTGATAACGTCTTGGACTGTATCGCGTCTCCGGTAATATCGTTTTTTGTTGCCATCATATCTCTCTTAATTTGGAGCGGGTAGTCGGGCTCGAACCGACCACCTCAACCTTGGCAAGGTTGCGCTCTACCAAATGAGCTATACCCGCGATTGTGATTTGACCCAGTTCAATTCCTGAATGATTCTATTATACCAGATAGAATCTTCTTTTGAGTTGTTGGGATTGTCTCTTTCTACAGTCAACTGTTCTATACGTACATCTATGTAGTCGGTTGCTTTAGAGGCCTTTCGTTTCTGTCTGTCGATAAACGCTTTCTTCGCATTAGTTAATACTTCTATATTACTATAGTCCATTGTCAATACATCCTAAGTCGTGACGTGATTCTTCGTCATTGTTGGTTACACATAATCCGCTAGGTAATTCTGTCGGAACATATCGCATCAAGTCTGGGTCATGTAACCCATCTTCCAAGAAACTTATTAGATTAGCGGTTTCTTCTTCACTCAAGTCCACTGGATTGAACCGATAATCTAACTCAGTAACTTCCACCTGTGGGTGTTCGGGTATAGCGGCAACCTTATATCTGACGACATCCGCTATTGATGAGAACGAACCACCATGACCGAATACTGTAGTATCTTTGAGGTTATATAGAGGGGGTACTTTAAACGCGTACTTTTCCATATCATTACCAGAAAATCCAGCACGACCTTTTTTAGTATCCTCATCAACTTCTCCAACAGTGTCTTCCCAGATATCTAAGTCATGAAACCCAAGTGTCATAAACACTTCGGTGGCCATGGAACCTACAGGCGAAGAAAGAGCAGGCCCATTATGACATCCCGCACAGTTACCTTTACCAAAGAACACTTTCGCACCTTCTACTTGTTCTATAGTCATTGCGGTTTCATCTCCCCGCAATAGTTTTTGGAAAGGTGCACGGTTTGCGAGGATAGTACGCTCGTATGCTGCAATCGCAAAAGCTGCTGCTTCTAACATATCATGAGGTTGTGACGTACCGTATGCCGCCTCAAACATCATCTGATATTTTTCATTGGTAGTGAGTAGAGAATCTTCTTCCACATTCATTCGGTGCACACCTAGACCGGCAACCGCCTGGGTCTCTAGACCGGATAGTCCACGTAAGTTTGCTTCTTTAGGAGTACCTTCGGTGAAGTGTCGTTCTGGGTCGATACCAATATTAACAATACCACCAACCTGATTACCGAACTGACCATTCCATAACATCACTTCTTGATATGCTGTGTTTAGTACAGTAGGTGACGTTACAGGTTGCACATCCGCAAACTCTTCCATTCCCTCAGCGAAAGTGCGGTGATTGAATCCAATACCACCTTCACCAATACCTTGACGAATACCAGACTTAAATCCATTCTGCCCGTTGTGACAAGATGCACAAGACCATGTGTTATTCATGTCAGTTTCATTGGTTTCTGTAGAGGTGATACCAGTCTCATGATAAATGAACTTTCCCAACTCTACTTTCTCAGCAGTAATTGGATTCATAGGGTCTTGAGGGATGTTAAAGAAGTCGTCGCTCTCTGGGAGAATGTAACCTTCAAAGGAACCTGTGGGTGAGGTACCGTTTAGAATATCACGGAGTTCTCCGATGGAGACTTCAAGTGTTGTAGGTTCTGGTGTCGTCGGAGCAACTGCAACTGGGAACGTTGGTGCGGTTTCCGAACCACCCGAACCACAGGCTGTCAGAAAAATTGACGATGATAATAATAGTACTGAGTTTTTCATAATATAAGTGTTTCTCAAATATTCTTTTCAATTGTAGTGGCGGAGAGGGTGGGATTTGAACCCACGATACGCTATTAACGTATGCCAGTTTTCAAGACTGGTGCATTCAACCGCTCTGCCACCTCTCCATTTACTACGTATTATATACTAATACTAAAGGTCTGTCAACCCCATATATAATAATTTCCTTCTTCGACCGCGAACTCGCAATCCTCAATGGCTTCCGGACTTGCCATATTTCTGGCTGGGGTGGGAGGATTCGAACCTCCGATATCGGGATCAAAACCCGAGGCCTTAACCGCTTGGCGACACCCCATACCTGTTTTGCTCTACTGGGCACCACTGATTCAGTTATTTTAAAAGGGGAATCAGACCCTTTATAATTAAGTGGTCGGAGATAAAGGATTCGAACCTTTGGCCCCTGCGTCCCAAACGCAGTGCTCTGCCAGACTGAGCTAATCTCCGTATATGGAGAGCAGTTTACCTCTTACTCAGGAGACGGGCGTAACGACCAGCACAAGTTTAGAGTCATTTCGGGACTATATGTTAAGAATCGTCTTCGTGAAAAAGTGCAAAGTAGATGACTATGCAAGCTACTATACTTATTATTAAAATATCTATAAAATTCATGGTACTTCTTTTACTGGTGGGGGGAGGTGGATTCGAACCACCGAAGCTTTCGCGTCAGATTTACAGTCTGATCCCTTTGGCCGCTCGGGAATCCCCCCTTCTTTTATTGGCGGACTGGACGGGACTCGAACCCGCGACCTCCGGCGTGACAGGCCGGCATTCTAACCAACTGAACTACCAGTCCAAATTCTTTTTAAATAAGTGTGGTCGTCTTCAGTCTTTGTCAGAACAAACACATCACCTTCTTTAAAAGGTAAGTTAGACAAATCCAAAGCCTCGTCATCGTGTTCACTCAACAACTCAAATCCGTTAGTATCTATCTTAAATTTATATCCGAGATATAGCATTTAGAACCACCCTTTCCCTTTCTTCTTCTTGAAAGGATTTGTAGGTGTAGGAATCTTGTCGACGATAGTCTGTACCGGAGCAACAACTTCTTTTACTGGAGCGACGACTGGAGCAACAATCTTATCTACAGTGTCCTTTACTGGTTGCACAACATCTTGCACTGGGGCGATACTGTCTTCTACAACATCATATGCGGGGTCAACATCTACAGTGACGGTTCCTTCGGTCTTCACACCAACAATAAGCGCGAGGTTTACTGACCCGCCAATCGTAATGGGTTTGCTGTCCTTGTTCCAATCTGGGACTTGATAACCACCACCGATAGTTCCACCTGCCTGTGCACCAACAGATACAGACGTATTGTTAGTTGCAGCAACACCTAGGCTTTCATTGGTGTAGTAAGTTTTAGTCCCAGCGCCTGCCTTTGCTCCTGCAATCGCACCACCTTCAAACCAACATCCGTCCGTACCGACGTTTGCCTCACCACCTGCCCACGCGTACAGTTCTGCATATGCGTACAGTTCAACACCCGCAGCGTGGTTACCGTTCTCGTACTCCGCTTTCAATGCGACTTCTGCACGAAGTTTCGCTTCTGCAACTGCTTCGATATATAGGTTATCGTTTCTGTAAGTAACACCATATCTCGCAGACGCAGAGGCCTCCGCATTCATTAGTGCCTGACCTCTCAGTACATTACCGTCTGGGTCTGTCCACTCACCGCTTGCGTTTACATAGATTCCAGCACCCGCACGGTACTCACCGTTTAAACTAGTGTCGGTGTTATCGGTACTACCGTCAGCACCAGCATTTGTACCTGAATTTATATCTACCACTAATCATTCTCCAAATCATTAACTCTATCGTGTTCATACAACTTCAGGAACCCGTAATGAATAGTTTTCATAATATCTTTACGCCAGTCATTAGGGGTTTCACCCTTCTTACCATATCGACCATTGTACTTGTCGATGTTACCAGAAAAGAAACCCATACCGTGGCCACGGTCAATGATTACTTCCGAAGACTGTAGTCCACCCTGACCATAGTGACCACCATAGGTAGAGTCGATGTAGTTCTTGAACTCTTCAATTAGAGCACCCTCATTAAACTTGTAGTCGATGTCTTCGATATCAACAGCGCCTGTCATCGTCACGCCATCCGTGTATCTCTCAAACTCTACAGTCTCATTAATATAAGGTGTGGTGTGTGCATATATATTTTTATTCATATAAATTCTCTCAAAAGTGCTGAACCCAGCATTACCATCATAACTGCATTAAGTATAATCAGTGCGCGGTCTTCCCACATCACTGACACCCATGCCCATAGTCCTGTACCAACTACACCTACTGCCAAGTCCCAGAATCTATACTCAGGGCCTGCTTGTCTAAACATAACAGATATAATGATGCAGACTGTCGCAGCCCACTTCACATACCAGTCAAGATTATCGGGGTACCATTTAGTATCAGGTTTCATAACAAACTACTCAAATATTGGTGCGAGTGAGAGGACTTGAACCTCCACTGATTTCTCAACAAGAACCTAAATCTTGCGCGTATACCAATTTCGCCACACTCGC